GTGAGCCATTCATCTTGGACCCCAGTGGCAGCAAGTCTCAGACGACCAGCCATTCCTACTGTATATGAGTAAAATTTTGTTAAATAAAACGAGACAGTACATTAGAATGAATCTTCAATTGAGGAAATTCAAACCCGAGACGATCACAGATGACAGGGTGTGTGTTTTCATAGGTAAGCGTAACACCGGTAAATCAACTCTGGTGAAAGATATCATGTATCATAAGAAACACCTCCCAGCGGGTATTGTACTCTCAGGAACAGAAGAGGGTAATCATTTTTACTCTGAGTTTATCCCTGACTTATTTGTCTATGGCGACTATGACAGAGATGCTATAGAAAGGGTTATGGCTCGACAACGTAAATTAGTGGGTGCGGGTAAGAAAAATTGTGGTGCTTTCATGCTTTTAGATGATTGTATGTATGACAACAAGTTTCTGAAAGACACGTGTATTCGACAGTGTTTTATGAATGGTCGTCATTGGAAGATCTTCTTCATGCTGACGATGCAATATGTAATGGACCTTCCACCAGCACTACGAGCCAATGTGGATTACGTGTTCATTCTCAGGGAGAACATTATTCAAAATAGAGAGAAACTTTACAAATCCTTTTTTGGTATATTCCCCTCGTTTGACATGTTCTGCAAAGTGATGGATGCCTGTACAGAGAATTATGAATGTCTCGTGTTAGATAATACGGTAAAATCTAACAAGATTCAGGACTGTGTATTTTGGTACAAAGCAACGGTTAGAAAAGGTTTCAGGGTTGGTGGTCCGGATTTATGGAGATTACACCAGAAGATGTACAATCCCAAACATCAGCAGCAGAAGGATGATGATGCTAAGAAGGCGACTAAGAAAACAAACCTCAAGATCACAAAGACGAAATGAGAAACAAAAACTCAGTGACTTTAGTCGGACGATTTTGTAAGTTACGACTCCCTCTGTAACAATTATAGTCTATGTCTATCCGCTCGTATGTGTAAGGTTTCAGGATTTCCTCCCATTCAGTGGGACTTATAAATCCTTCGTTGCTGTATGATACCAGGGTATACTTCGCTTTTCGTGTGGAAAGTTCGAGGGTTCGTGTCATCGTATCCTTAATCTGTCTCTTATAATTATACTTACTTCTATTCCAATTTTCAGGGATACCTGATACCTTCGAAATCTGCTCAGGCTTTTTGTTTGTAGCTATCAGGTTTAACATAAAATAATTAGAACCATATGGATGTTGATTATATGGGGGATCTAGATAAATGAGATCAACCTCAGGAAGTGTATCGAGAAAGTCTAACACATCTCGACGCTCAACTATTACATTTTTCGGTGTTTCATGCCATATAGGGCATTCGAGATGAATCGTTCCCTTAATTCGATCGAGTGCGTTCCCTTTCTTTCCACCCCATCCACCTTTATGAAACCCCTTAAATACACCTGATGTATTCGTATGAATACTACATTTTACCAATAGGGGACCCAAACAATATGGTTTGAGTTTTTTTGGAACTTTCGTGTGTACGTAATCCATCATTGCGTCTATTTTACCAGCATTCTCCTTGGTGTAAAAACATCGTTCATCTTCTTGAATCTCATTTGAATCATTAGGTGCATACAATTCGGAGATGAATCCATCTCTTACTGGAAGTGTATTCATGGTATCGATATGTTTTCGAATTTCACGTTGATCTTTGGGTAAAGGTGTCTTCAAAAAACAATTGGACAAAACTTCACAGTATGTTTCTAAATCATTAACGTGTAATGTATCACTATATGTCAACAACATTCTCGAAACGACACCCGAACCAGAAAAGGCATCAACTACACTTTTAGGTTGCACCTTTTTTATTACATCTTCTATATCTTTGATTAGTTTCCTTTTATTACCAAGATATGTTATCATTGGTTGGTGAACATATTCACTCATAACTATTTAAATGACGATTGATTTCCTTAATAGCTTTTTTACCTGTATATTCCAACACGTGTAATCTTTCTGTAGAAGACCACATGGATGTTCTGTTTTGGTGTTCATCGTATTTATGTGCCTTGACACAGAAGATACCAAACTCTCTGTTCTGATCCTTGATTATATTAATCTTCTCACAAAATCCGTTCATATCAAAGGTTCCATCGGGTAAAGCCTCACGAATGATAGGGTTTCTACCAAAGTTCGAAACGGGCCCTATACGATGAATTATACTCTCGGAATGATGGAAATCACATCCAGCCACAAACACTACATAGGGTGAGATGTGTAGATCCTTGAAGAGATGCCAGGAGGCGTTCAGGTTTTTAAACGCACGTTCGATGGCATTACCGGTTGATTGCTTTTTTTTACCTTCGGTGTATCTCTTGTCGTTTGTACCTTGGTATTTGTCTTCCACCACCAGGAAACAGAAAGTACCCTTCACACACTTCATATAAAACAAACCACCGTCTGGTCGAATAGAACAGTTCTCAAACTTTAATTCCTTTTCCCAGGAGATTTCACCTTCTATTCCTTCGTCGAGTAGGTATTGTTCAAAACTGGACGTCAACTGCGGAAGTATGTCCTTCAAAGATTGTTCAGATGCCACACAGTTACCTGCGGCGATCTGATTGTTTTGGTGAATTTCGATTAGATGAGTCATTATATTTTGATTTTATCTTAATACGTGTGACACACTTAGGTATCTGCGTTTCATATTCTTCCGAAAAATCATAGTGATATAATAGATGGCTTCAGAGCGAATGACTACCATGAATTTGGCAGATGATGGAGAAGGAATGGTACCTTTAACGGATAAACCTTCTACAGCTTTTATCCCTAATCAAGCGTATAATCAACCTGAAAAAAATGTGAGTCAAAGTAAAGAGACGATGGATTCTACACCAATTAANGATATTATGATGGACCCNCCCCAGATGACCGAGGAGCCCCGCATGCAGGGTATGATGCCCCAGATGACCGCTCCCCAACCTCAGGGAATGCANGTGGCTAACGGCCAGGCTGAGAAGCCAGAAAGCAAGAACCCCCTAAACCTCACTGACGAGCAGATGGCTGCTGCCCTNGTTGCTGCCTGNACCGCTCTTGCCGTGAGCAAGCCTATTCAGGACAAGTTGGCGACTTCTATCCCCAAGTTCCTTAACGAACAAGGGGGTAGGAGTATGGTTGGCCTTGCCACGACAGGTGTCGTAGCTGGTATAGCTTTTTACATTGTAAAGGACTATGTCATTAAGCCCTAAACAGGTCGTTCCCAACCCATATTACTATAAATCGAGTTATCAATACCCGAATAATACGTTGCGAGTACACCAATAGTGAATGTCCCCGCTAACAAGGCGCTCAATTTAAGCTTCTCGTTAGTGCCAGCTGTATGGTTAGTAATAGCATCCTTAGTCTCTTTAGAAATTTGGTTGATAAAGAAAGTAGCAATTAACGCAATGAATGTAGACGACAAGAAGAATATCCTGTCTACAGCGAGTCTGGGAATATTACCAATCGCAAAACGCATGATATTTGGTAACATGACTGTCATCCAAATAAGATTGAAGTAATAGTTCTTAGATATGAGGGGTACTAGGGTAGTACCATATAATACTAACCAATACATGATAGCCGTGAGTAAAATGTTCACTGGTGTCTTCATTTAAACTAGAGTGAGATTATTTATCCTGAATATGCTGACCACAAAATTCTGTTCTTTCTGGTATCTGCTGGTAAATGTCTAGATGTACGCATATATTTCGAAGTTCAACGTAATTTTTCCAGAACTCTGGTGAATGAGAATATTCATCTACTGTTGAGTGAGCCAATTCATGTATAAGAACATGAAAAATCTCATTCGTTTTGCCATCTAAGCATAAAACTATTTCACCGCCTTTGTTTGTATTGGATCCTACGGAGCCGTTCATTCTCTTCAAACCGGTTATCGGTGTAGGACGAACAAGCATTTTAAACTTTTCATTTCCTGTGTCACGAATGTGTTCTCTAAGAATACGATACTTCTCCTTTACTTCGACAAGCTCCTGGGGTTCTCTAGTCGTGTAAAGAATAACTAAATTGATTAATAATAATATAATCAAAGCTATCATCTCTTATATACAAAGATAAATTTACTATATAACTCTGAGATGGGATTCCCTGTTAGTCCTTCCCAAAGTTGTAAGCTAAATCCCAACTCTTCTAGATGTGTGACCAAAAGGTCTTTAAAAGCCACTGGCTCTGATTTTGGTCCATCCGCATAATAAGGTGTGTCGACCAGGTTTACAAATAATTTTTCACCAAATCCACCATTTCCATGGTCTTTTAGTTTGAAAAAATTACCAGTTTCATCAATGAGTGGTGTTTTAAAAATAATTTTTTCTGAATCTGGAATGATACCTATAAGAAGTCCACCAGGTTTTACCCTCTTTTTTATTTCACGGATAGAACTGAAAAATAAACCTTTACTGGCAAAAATATAATGCAGTGAAAAGTTAAAACACACGATATTAAACGCTCTGTTTGGGCAGTTATGAATATCACCCTCATAAAAGTTCACGCGCATGTGCATATTTTTTGCACGTGAACGAGCCTCTTCTAGGGCTGATGGCTCTGGGTCACACATGTTAATGTTCACCCCACACTTGTGCCATTTTTGAAGGTCTCCACCGAAACCACACCCTACATCAAGAATGTGTTCACCTTCTTTTGAAACGGACTGGATAAGATTTCTCTTGGCATCATTATGATTTTTACGAATTACTTCCATTTCATCTTATGGAATAATAAGGTTTATTTCTTTAGGTTCGATCATTTC